GGCTTGCACGTCGTACACGGACAACTGAAGCAATGTTACTTGCTAGGTCACGTAGGCTATACGCAGCGGAAGCCCCTTCAAATAACTGAAGGAGCCGTTGACCCACCCTATTCAGCATAGGGTTACGGATGAGTGAACCCTTTAAGCTGAGGTGCATACTAGTATTTGTGGCAGATTACTAGACCGCTTGTTACAGCTACGGCACTGAACTGACCGTAAAGAACTGTACCTGCGCCGATCCCTACGCCAGTAAGTACGGCAGAGGACTGGTCAACATTGCTGGCGGTCAGTGTAGAAAAGTTAGTGTCAGTAATGATTTGAATGGCTCCGTACTTCTTGCCTGTAACGGAATCACCGGCATCAAGTACTTCTGATCCAACTGTAGAAAATTCGAGGGCGTTATTGCGTGACTTCATATCGGTATTATATCACAGGGGTTACTATCGAGCCTGGCGGCTGACGTAGGTTGAGAATCTATTTACAAGGTTAGTATTGTTTACACGGTTATCGATTTTCTCCAGTTCCAGTGCAAGGTAAGTACCAGCTACTTGCTCTTCAGCAATAGCCTCCTCTTGCTTGTCCTGTACCCGTAGGAAATCAGCATATGCGCCGTGTGCGATAAAGTAGAACCACTCCTGTGGTATGTCAGTGGATGCATCAGTAAACGGTGTGAACTCCTTCTTGTAGGTGATGTAAGCTATGTTAGCTTCACCTCCACTGATGTTCATAATGTGAGCACCCTGAGCAGTAGTATAGAAGTCGTACTCCAGTGCTGATCGGTTTACGAATGGCTGAGTACGGTGAATCCGAATGAACTCAGCTATGTTAGCTACGTCAATAACCACGATTTCAGTTGGTGTTGAAGTAAGCGGGGGAACCGCATAAGTTGACCACCCCGATTGCGGGATTTCTCCATTTGATGCGGATGCTTGATAGATTATGTTGTCATCCTGGTCAACAATGTAAGAGGCTCCACTTTCACCTGGAAAGACAGTATACCCTACAGTTGGGCTAACACTTCGGGAATAAGTTGTTGTTAGATTATCAGCCGTGTAAAGCCCATTAACATCTGATTCTCCAGCACCGTAAATATATAAGCTGTCCTCGGCGTAAGGGACGGTCTGGTTAGCCACAATCGTACGTGGCTCATTAGCCACCATATAGCGAGGCCAGCTCTCAGAGGTCTGATATGCCTCGTGAGCACGTCGATTCACGAACTGAAGGATCTGAGCCTTCTCTGGATCCGTAAGGCTTCCTGCCCCTATTAGGGCTGTTGTAAGTGCCAGTAAATCGTCGTATGACTTCGTCTGCATTAGATTTGATTAGGTGATAGTTCCGGGAACCGCTTGTTGTAATTCTGTAGGAACTCCTTCGAGTGAACCTCGTCGTGTCCATATTTAGATGTCAGGCGGAAGAACTCACGCGCTGGCATTGTTGCAATCGGCTTACCCAAGGTTGGGTGCGTCTTGCCTTTTAATTCCGATGCCTCCTTGACTGCTTGCTTGTAGCGGTCCTTCTCGGTCGCCGCCTCCAGCTTGAAGCCATTCTTGATCTCGTTCATAAACGCACGATCAATCTCGCCATCGGTGTACTTCTTGATGTTGGGAATAACAATATCCATAAAAGAAAAGGGCGGGGGCATTCGCCCCCAACCCTTGATCAATTAGATTTAAGCGATTGCTGTAATCTTACCGTGAGCGGCTGGCTGGTAAACACCCAATGTAAGGGCGCAATCAACGTAACCGCGCTCACCACCACCTTGGTTAGGTAGACGAGTAGAACCCATAGGGATCAGTTCGTGTACACCGTAGTACTCAGGGTTGATGAGGTAGCCTGTGTCCTTGTTAGTTGTGTCAGGAGCACAGTCAGGGTTCATATTTACAACAGATACGATACCGTGATCGCTTTGGTAGAGGTCAACCGATACCTTGATGGTAGAGCTGCCGCCTTCGTAGTTCACGTTGCGGAGGTCGTTCTTACCAGTTTCAAGGACACGAGCGAAGTCACTTACTTCACGGCGAAGAGCAGTGTCAGCAACCAACATAAGGTTGTTGCTTGAACCGTTCTCACGGAAGATCGAAGTGATCAAGTCGTTAAGAGTATCCTCGGAGAAGTCACCGGAAGTGTGCTCGCTGGATGCAGGAGTCTTGTAACCAGCAGGTACAAGAGCGTCAGCAGCAGCACTGTCGATGAAAGTACCAAGACCAGCCATACGATATGGAGTGTCAGTACCGTTCTCAGCTGTACGTGCTTGAGCACCGCAAAGAGTTGCCTCGATGTCGCGCTTCAACTCACGGATAGCTTTAGCTTCAGCTTGTGCAATCTTAGCAGGACCTACGCTGTCAACAGCTTCTTGCAGGTCAGAAACCTGGAAGTCACGGCGGAACTTTTGAACGTAGTTACCAAGACGAGCACGTCCAGAGAACTTGTCAGTGAATGTAGTAACGTCAGCACCTTCGCGGATACCAGCAGTGTCAGGAGCCGAAAGGCCATCAACAGTCCACTCTACGAAAGTAGCATTTGCTTTTGACTTGTTCGCAGAAGAGAGAATTGGTGTCTCTTCAGGAGCAAGGATAGTGAGTACGTCGGTGAGGTCTTCGCGGTTAGAAACAGCGGAACCTGGATTAGTTGTGTCGTATGTATTTGAGAATGACATAATATTGTGTAATTAGTTGTTAATAAGTTTCGGAACTATCGTCCCATTTTGAATTTTCGGAGTTCGGCAAAATCGCGAGCACTACCCGACTCTCTGAACCTAGCTTCCAATTCCTTGATAGCTTTGGCTGTTCTTGTCGAAGTTTTCTCTGGTTTAGCCGAGGATGGTGTCCCTGTCTTTGACGGGTTAAGTACAGGCGATGTCTTCTTGCTCTCTACTGGCTTGCGCCCATAGATGCTGTTTGTAGCGTGAGCGAACCAATAATCCAATTGCGCTGCTACTTCGGGGGCTTCACGTTTGATAACTGTCTTTAGCTTCTTGAAACGCTCGTCGCCTACCGTAGCCTCGAATTGTTTGCGTAAGTCATTGTCCTCACCCTCTAGCCAACTTAGTTCTTTTCGAGCACGATCAGAGAAGGAATTAGCAAGCTGCTCTCCTTGAATCTGTGCTTGAACCTTGTTGAGCTGATCAGGGAGGAAAGTTTTCTGTGCTTTACGAGCCTTTAACAAAGCCTGCCGCACGTCCTTCTTAGTCCACTCCTTACCTTCAATCTCGGTTACTACATCATCTGCTGCGTAGCCATCACTCTCAAACAGAATATCCTCCGCCCACTCGACTACTTGCTCGACTTCCTGTGCCTTATCCTGCAACTTATCGACGGAGTCAAGGTTGCTGTAAGGGTTGTTGTCGACCTTCTTGGTCTCTAGCGGGTTGGGTTTTTCTTGTAGCTTGGCTTCCATCTGAGCAAGTCGTTCTTCGGCAGCTTTACGTTTTGCAGTCAATTCTCCGAATCGAGCTACAGCACGGCTACCTAACTTGTCAGCTAGTTCACGCAAATCATCCTCGGACATTTCGTCCAGGTCCAACTGTGAAAGAACATCTTCGGATCCTTCAGTTTCCTCGGTTGCTTCCTCTTCGGTTTCCTCTGACTCAACTGATTCCTCAATCTCCTCTTCGGCTACCTCTTCGGTTACTTCCTCGGTTACTTCTGCTTCGGGTTCTGAATTACTCATCTCAGGGATATTTAGTCCTTGAGTTAGTCCTCCAAGCCTCCGGGCTGCAAGATCCGCGACGGATATATTAGTATTGTCCACTGAACTTTGGTCTGCCTCAGCGTTAGCAGTTGCGATTTTGTCTGTCATATAGTTATCCACTCATTAACGCCGAGCGATGGCGATAAGCGGATTATAACACACTAGTTTACAACTGATCCGAATGACGTTTCTTGAGGGCTTCCCAGTTCACAAACTGGAGGATTTGGTCATACGTAATGATGCGACCGGATACCTGCTGGATAGTGTCACCGGATGCTTCGTGCATTTCACTGATAGTCTCCTCACGTAGGTCGTGAATAGTCTTAATGAACCGAGCAAAGGTTTCGTGATTGTGCAGGGCCTGTAGATCTTCTTGGATATTCATACTATTGTGCTAGTGAGCGCATTAAACTAACTGTACGTGGACCGCGACTTTTTACATCATTGTACCAGTCACTGTCAACCATTTCATCTGCCGCCTTGTTGTAGTCATTAGCTTGTAGTCCTTCACTCATCTTTTCGAACTTCTTGAGCTTAGTAAGACCAAGGTTGAATGACATATCTACAATGGCTTTCTTTGCTGGCTCAGGGCGACTTGCAAACTTGGGATCAAACTCCACGGCATCATTGAACGCTTGAGTTAAGCTACGGTTGTATAGTCTCTTAATCTCGGAGTCACTGAGTTCCCTGCCTTTAAAGATTTCATTGATATCTATACCTTCCTCCTTGAGGATCTTTCGATTCATCGGTTCCTCTAGGTTGAAGCCTATCCCG